TTTAAATAAGAATAGATAAATGCACTTAAGGTCCCGCCAATTATTATTTTTTCGTGGGTGGTCTTTTTAGCACCCACAGCCGGATTCGTCATAATTATAATCCTTGCCGTTTTTTCTATCATCGACGCATTGTTCAATGCTGTCCATTGCGCGGCTAATTTTTTTAGCGTACTTTTGTATTTTTCTAGCGTACCGCATTCCCGCTCTGTTGGGTTGGGAGCCCTTGCAACGAAACCCTGCAAGATAAGCACAAAGGCCTACTTTTTCTTTCCCCCTGGCATATTTATGGATCCAATATGAAAGAATCTTTGTTCCAACTCGTATGTTAGTGGTTGGCTGCAGCAACTGTCGGCAAGTTCTTTTTGGTTTTTTTGTGTACTTGGGGATTACTTGCATCAATCCGCATGCGTTTGATCTACTAATAACTTTTGGGTTCCAATTGCTTTCGTAGTGGATCAGCGCCACTACAGTCTCTGGTTCAATATCATTCTCGAATGCGACGTCCACAATCGTTTCCATGTGGTCGCAGGCAAAATCAGCCTTTGGCATGCCCATATTAAGCGCTGCCAAGCATAAAACTTCTACATATGTCATTTATTTTTCCTACCTTTTTTGTATTTAAATTAATTTTTTAATTAATTTATCGGCTTCTTCTTTATAGGGGAAGTTTGCAATTGTTAGTATCGTTGAATTGTTTTTAAAAAGCGCTCTTACTAAATAACATTCCTGATCTAATTTAGCATCGCTGTACTTTTCTGACCATATTGCAATTAATTCCTCTATTTTGAGGAAGCATCCATCATGTATTTTATACATTATGTCTCCAAATTTAAGCCAATTTCCTCATGATCACGTCAGGTCGACCATATTTATAACTATTATACTTTAAATTTGGATTAATGTCAACTATTAAATTATCTTCTGCTTCAACTTTAACTGATTCGTTGGGTAACGCGTCGGGGCCTTCATGAACGAGCGCGCTTAAAGCTTCCGCATATACGCTAGTAGATGGATTCATAACATCCACTTTTTCAAAATTCCATTCTTCTGGGGCGTATTGTTCATCCCATTGATATATTTCGTATACATCTGTAAAGCCGTGCTTTCTATATAAGCCGCTTAAAAAGCCATCGAAATGATCCAGCCTTGCTCCGCCGGCTGCTTTTGCCGCGTTCATAAATTTATTTGCTAGTCCTGATAGGTCAGAATTGTTATGTACACTAACAATATCATCACCGTCTTTAATCGCAAACCCAGCATTATGCCCTCTTAATTTATATAAATCCATCATTCTCAATTCTTCATGGGAATAAGGGGATAAAAATCCAGTGCGGCCGCCGTTGTATAGTGATTCATAGAATGCTTTTACAACTTCCTCGCTAGGATTTTCAGCCAAACTAGTTTCAAATTCAAGGGCACCTTCCTCGGCTTCTGTTAGAGATGTTTCGTCTCTAAAAACAGATAAAGCGAGAGTGGAATTAAATTTAATTTCTTTTATTTTATCGGTTATATCTTCTTTTGATTCGGCAAGAAATTTTCGCCAGTTTTCAATAAATATTTTCATGTTATTTTAACCCTCGCTAAATAAACCATAAGCATGATTTTCTAACATTAAATAGTAAATCGTATCTTTAACTTTAATTTCTTCTATCATTGAATTATTAACCAATAATGTTTTATTAATATCCGCGTCATTGAGTTTTTCGCAATCCCTTGCAATGGCTACAATTTCATATAAGCTATGTCGAGATTTAGGAACAGAGTAGTCATCTGGTACTAGAATCGTAGATTTTTCTTCTTCTGTTTCTTCGCTCTCAACTGGCTCAAGTAAAACGTGCCTGTTGAGCGGTTTAAACATTATTCTTTTTCTCCAAATTGTTGTTCTACAATTTCAAACATGTCATTTAAGTCATCCATATCGGCGTCTTGCTGATAGAATCGAAAAGCTTTTACTGCATTCCAAATATCTTGACGAGTTAGCCATCCATTCTCCATGTAATTTTTTCGCAGATTCTTTTTTTGCTCTTTATATGGTTCCATTGCTTTTTCAACAGCAACCATTGATTTTAAATAATTAACAACGTGTTGTTCCTTAGTTGTTTCATTTTTTTCTTCATTTACTATTTTTAATTCGGCAGACATAATTTCCTCCTATGTAATTTCACATGCACCGCCGGCACATGCGAGTTCGCCAGTTAAATTTGTGTTATCGTCTAATTCGATAACTTTCGTTAAATCAACTTCTTGCAAAGTTTCAATTAATCGTTCGTATTCTTCTCTCGTGCAATCTTCAAATGGGGCTTGTTTATAGTTGCCCCCATCATATGGTAGCACAGTTAAGCCATTATAGCAATCGCGATTTTTCCACATCCATTCTCCAACGTTTTCCCATTCTTTTTCCTTAACACTAATTGTAGCAGAAACGTTATGAGTATTTTGACCTTTTTTGTGTCCGGGCAGAACCCATTCATCGCTCACTTTTTTAACCCTCTCCAATAAATCAATTGCGTTTTCATGGCGTGTGGTTGCGCCGTGCGGACTTTTTTGTGGCACGGAAATAACAGCAGTATCATGTGGTCTAAAAAATTCATCTTCTATTAAATCAGGATGGTGTATCTGCAAGTAAGTATAAATAGCTTCATTTTTACCAACACGCAATCTTCGAAGATAATATTTATTGTGCCAAGCGTGAATTCCACTGGAGGTGCCTAGAGTTAAAGATGTGGTTCCGGCCGGCTTTACACACGTTGTTCTTGCGGCTGGTTTAATTCCAATTAAATTGGCGACTCGTTTGTTTTCTTCTTTAACTACCTTTGAGGCTTGTTCCATGTCAAGTTTCAAAACTTTGCCGGATGCAATGCCAGTCATGCTAACGCCAATTAAAGAGTCCCTTTCAGTGCTCCTGCGCCATATATCGCGAAGATAATGAAAATCTGTATAACCAGCCTGAAGTGTCCCAATGAAAGCTGCCGCCTTTGCTCTGTTTTCATATTCTTCCTGTGAAGAAATATCACTAGCATTAATCTCTGTCAAATTGCAGAACTGGAAGGGTCTCAGCCCAATTTCACAGCAAGGGTTTGTACCCCAGTCTTTATCGTTTGTAAAATAGAACCCTGGTTCTCCTGAGCCGCTGGCCTTAACACGCTCCCACAATTCTTTAAAATATCTTTTTGTAATCCGATGGCGCATTAAAACCACAGAATTGTTTGCTCGGCCTCGTTGTGGATTTTTTTCCCACCAGCTCCCTATTTTTGCTGCAATCATCTCATCATCTGCTGCGCTGAAAAGCGCGATTAGTGCTGCTCTGCGAATTCCGCCAGTAAGAACAGCGTCGGCAATGTGACAAATTATATCATGTACTTCAATTGGCTCCAGTTTATCGCCGCTTTCTTTTTGCCGAAAGATACCCTCTATTTTAACGATACATTCACGAAGTGGTTGAGGGCCGGGAGCTTTCCCTCCAGAAGTTAGAAGGCGCGCACCTTTTGGTCTAATGTCGCTATAGTCGAAACGAATTTTAGAGCCACCTTTAAAATAACTTTTAGTTAATGCATTAACTGCATCTGCCCACCCTTCGATTGAGTCTGCAATCAAAAATCTGCGAGTGCGCTTTTCACTAGGTCTTTGAATTTCTGGAAGTTCTTCAACGTGGTGCTGTTGAATACTATATCCAACGCCGGTGCCGCCAAGCAATAAAAACATTGTTTCACTGAATGCTCTCCAATCATTGATTGGCAAATAGGCGCAATTAAATATTCTGTTTGGCGCCACTTCAATTGGTTTCCCGCCAAATTGCATTGATCGCATAGATGGAAGCACCTTTTTTGTATATACAAGCTCATAAGCTTTGTCAATTTCCTCTTTCAGTTGAGGATATGTCTTAATGTGCATCTTTTTGTTACGAGTAACTAATTCTTTCCAAGTTTCGCGCCTTTCCTTCTTTGGTAAAAAGCGCGCATATTTCATGTGAACGGTGATATCGGATAAAATTTGTGTAGCCACTTCCATCATTTTTTTATATTTCCTTATGTTCTTTTTCTGTTGTCTTTGTATATTTCTTTAATTCGCTCGTGTTGCCGCTTTACGGCGTTTTTATTAATCTCCCCAATTGTTTCTCCAGTCGGCGGTAAAACTTTGATATTTACATTGCTAGTGTCCATAAAGATGGGATACACTAAGCCGTCCGGCCCATTTCTATTCTTTGCTATGTACATTCGGCCGCTATTTGTATTCTTGTCTTCTGTAGTCCTGGCTAGAGAAAAAATAAAGTCGGCAACGAAACATTTGTTAAATGCTTCAGATATTTGTTCCATTGTTATAACTTCTTCGCTTAAGCCTGATCTATTAGTTTGAGACGCTGTCCAAATTGGACATTCAAACTGCTGTCCGATGCCGCGTAACTCTTCATAAATAGATTCTAGCTGGTGTCTTTTCTCTGAAATATTTGATTTTGAGCATAATAAATCAGCATAATCTACGATGATCATATCAATTGATATGTCGCGCTGGCGTAACTTTTCGAGATGATTGTGAATAGTAGCTGTCGAGGCGGATTTAGTGGGATATTCTTTGATTATTAATTTTCCTTTTAAATCTTTGATTTCTTCATATACTTCATCTTTTTTAGAAAATATCTCCATCAAGCCCATTCCAGTAATACAACTATCATATCGGCATGCGACAACGGTGTCTTGAAGTTCCAGTGTGTAGTGAACTACTGTTTTTTCTTCTTTTATTGCTATGGCGCCTAGATGTACTAGCGCCATGGATTTTCCGACGCCTGTTGGGGCGATAACCACTCCTAATTCGCCGCGGCCCATGCCGCCTTTGCAAAGGTTATCAATGAGGTCCCAGCCCGTTGTAATCGGGTTCCTAGCTTGAATTTCAAAGCGCTTCTCGAAGTCTTTTATGTAGTCATATCCGTAGTCATTGTCCATCCCAAGCCTCATTGCATTATCTATTAGAACTTGAATGTCTTCAAAAGATGATTTTTCTAAAAGAGGGACAGATTTTAATATTGCTTCTTTGAGGATTTGTTTCTTGCAAAAATCAAGGGCTGCATCTTTAATGTATTCTGCGTCCTGTACGTCGGTCTTAATCATTCTTGCAAAAAAATCGCGCACTTGTTTCTGAACTAGCTCATTTTCATTTGCAATGTCAGTTCGTAAAATTGTTAACATAATTTTGCTTGAAGGGTGTGTCTCGTATTTTTCTTTATAATCAAAAATTTGTTTAACAAATACTTGCAGGTACTTAAGTTCTAAAAAATTGATATTTAAAACCTCTTTGATTTGATCAGCGAAGACGCGATCATAAAGAATAAGCTGGCACAAGTTCTCTTGAAATGTTTTTCCAAATTGTGAAAAATCTACTTTTTCCTCAAATTTCATTAATCTCTCTTTGTCTTTCTTTGGAACCAGTTCCAAAATACATTTGCTAGAGAAAAGCCAAATAATAATTGCAGCCGCCAGTCAATGAAAGAAAGTATAAATAACGTTCCCATGATGCAAACTCCAACAACATAACCTCTGCAAAATCTATAAATAAGGTTCATTTAATTTCCCTTTTAAAAAGTACGCCCGCCTGGACTTGAACCAGGGACATCCACCTTATAAGAGTGGCACTCTAACCTGCTGAGCTACGGGCGCATACACTAAAATTTGTCCTGTTCATCGTCTATGCTACGGTTAATGTCGTTGATACGAGTTTCTTTGCGCATAAAAAGATATGCGGTTCCACTAATTGCAGCAGTAGTCATTCCTAAAATCAAAATTTCCATTTTATCTCCTTTCTATTATATAACACTAAATGTGTTATGTCAACTTTTAATATTTGGTACCCCCGGCAGGATTCGAACCTGCGACCCTCGGCTTAGAAGGCCGATGCTCTATCCGGCTGAGCTACGGAGGCTCAATTAATAACAAGACTTATGATGCATCGTCCATTCGCAATCGCTAAAACACCACATTTCATGACATGTTTCAGTCATTGAATCGTCTGGCTTTTCATGGACTACCAATTCACAGCATTTTTCACTGCAATGTGGTTCGTAAATTAGTTCACTTTTTGAATAAGGAAGTGATTTTTCTGCATCGCAATTACCCACTATCAACTGGCACCCGCTTAAAAAACTCATAATAATCAATAGTTTAATAACAGTATTCATCTGTCAATTCCCATCTACAATACGCATCGTAAAAACACCAAGTTTCTTCACATGTCGTATAATAATAAGGATAATCAATTATCCATGTGCAACAATTATTCCAACATGTCCATACATCTTCATAATAATATGGTACGTCATCGTAAGTACAAACTTCGGGCACCTCAATATAGGGACCAACTGCAACTGGGCCGGTTGGTGTATAAATTTCACACCCTATGCAAACCAGTGCACATAAAAATATTAATAGTTTTTTCATTTTTTCTCCTAAATGATTTCGTCAACTAATCCATAGTTTAAGCAAGTTTTTGCATCAAACCAGAGATCATGTTTCAAAATCTGATTTAATTTATTTTTGGGGATTTTCGCATGTTCCATATAAATTTTCTTGATTGTTTTCATTAAAACGTCGCAATTCTTCATATCATCTTTCATCTCTTCGAATTTTCCCCACATGCCCGAAGATAGCTGGTGGATTAACATGAAAGAATGTTCGTGCATGTACCTTTTTTTGGCAACAATGCTCATTAATGTTGCGGCGCTAGCGGCGCAACCATCAACAACGCTATAAACTGGCACTGTCGAAGTTCGTATGTAATCCATCGCTGCTAGCCCAGCAAAAACGCTGCCACCATAGCTATTAATATGAACATATAAATTAGCCGGCTCACTGCTTAATGCAGTTGCGCTGCTAAGGATTTTAACGTTTAAATTTCTAATTTCCTTATTAAAAGTTAATACGTTAGATGTGGTTACACCTGAATAAAAATAAATTCTATTATCTAGTGTTGAAACTTGATTATTCGATTCTTCTTCATCGCTTTGCGGCTTCGCGGTGGCGGCCGAATTTAACCATTGTATATCTTTCAAATCTTGCTCCTTTTTTCGTTAAGTGCCATTTTCTTAAAAGTTAAGAATAGGTCTGACCAATTTAATTTGCTTATGCCGTCCTCTAACATCATACCATTTGTATGAGTTTTATTAAATGTCAATTCTGCATTTTTAATAATATATTTAATTTTATTTTTTGTTTGAACTGAAATATTTGGGCTATATAATTGCATTAATTGATAATTTTGTTCTATTAATGCCTGGCTCTCAGCAATGTTTTTATATGCTTTTAAGCTGCCATTTACATTTTCACAAAATTCTACAACTTCTGGAATTGTGTAAGATTTCTCTTCGCTTAAAAATGTTAATCTTTTCGCAATTGTAGGCAAACCAACTCCTTTAATACCTTCAAGATTGTCGCTTTGGTCTCCAACGATGGCGCGTGCTAAAGCGAAATTAGTTGGATGAATGCCAAACTTTTCTACAATCATATTTTTATTTAAGACTTCATGTTGAGTCGGGCGATAAGCAACAGTTTCATCATCAAGTAATTGAAAAAAATCTTTATCACTTGAAATAATTACTTTTTGCCATCCTTTAAATTTTGGTATTTGGCAGACAAAAGCTATAACATCGTCGGCTTCTATGCCTTCAAACATTAATTGAGTGATTGGAAAGTTATTTAAATAATCTACCAAGCGCGTTTGTTGCCAAATCTTATTTTGAAGTTCTTCTTCTTCTGTTAAATGTTTGATGTCGCGATTGAGTCGAAGTGGTTTGCGACCTCCCTTATAATTTTTATTTATAAGCTTGCGTTTTTTGCTTCCGCCTTGACCATCCCAGCAAATAACAACTTTGTCTGGTTTTATCTCTCGGCAAAGTTTTTGCAAAATTTTAAGAAAACCAGATGCTCCGCCAATTGGATCTCCATTCGGAGATAAAGTTGGGTTTACTATATATGCCCTTAAAAATTGATTTAAAGCATCAATTATCATGACTCTTTTCATGTTATTTCTTCTTTCTTCGGAGTTTTCGTTTTCTGCGCTTCATAGAGCCAAGTTTTCTTCTTCGTCTAAATTTTCTATGTGGTTGTTTAAAGCTCATTAAATCTCCTTTGTGGCTTAAAAGTAGCTGGAAAGGGGATCGAACCCTTACATCCATATGGATAACGGATTTTAAGTCCGTTGCGTCTACCAATTCCGCCATCCAGCCATATTACTTATATAGCATAACATATTTGTATTTGTGTGTCAAGAAAATTAAATATTAAGATTTAAATTTATTAAGGTTTCTTGAATGATATCTTCGAGGGTTTCTAATAGTTCTTCGTCGTATTTTTTAGATTCGTCTGCGTGCATATGTAAAGCTGCGAGATATTTTTTAACGGAGCCTTTTGTACAGCCTACTTTTTTACCGCCTTTGCCTTTTTTATAGACGCATTTTCCTCGTACGACGTAGGGCATTAATCATCTTCTCTGTCGTCTCGTTTAAAGTGCTTGTGTTCTTGAACCACAACTGGTTCAATATTTTCTGGTAAAAGACCTTTAACAATTGTGTCTCCAAATTGCATATCATATTCATTGATGCGGCCATGCTTATCTAATGAGTGCCACAATACTTTACCAACTGATTCTTTTAGTTGAAATCTTTTTACTAAAGCTGAACTCAGCTTTCCTTCTTTCATTCATTGGTGTTTGAGGCTTTTCTCTTCTTCTTTTTCTTCTTTTGACTTATTTTTCTTTTTTTTGAGCTTTTTAAGTTTAGCTTGCTTTTCTGCGGAAAGTGTTTCTGCAAGAACAGTTTGTAGTTCTTGTTGAATGATTTTTTGGAGGTTTTGTTGTTGGCTTTCGCCGAGGCGCGGTATGGAGGACCAACCGCCCGGAGGGGCCGGTCTCCATGCCGGTGCGACCGGCCAATCACGCAGTGTAGGGCTGATTCTCTGATACCATGGTCCGGGCATGGAACTACCAGGAGGGCCGTGCTGAATCGAAGGTGTCCGATGTCGCCATTGCGGCGCGGATCCATGTTGGCCGGCCGGAGGCACGCGACTACCAATTACTCCGCCCGGGCCTGTGCCGCCCATTGTGGGCGGACGGGGCGCTGCGCGACCTAAAGTTGCGAGGGCTGCAATTGCCCCAGCGCCTTTGGCAGTGTCCAGGGCTTCTTCTGTTTCTTCCCCATATACATCTGGAGTTTGGAAACCGGCAGTGGTGCCCGGGCCGCCCCAACCCATTTCAGTTCCTGCAAATGGTTGGATATCTGAGGGCGCAGTACCATAAGCTGTACTTTCGGGTGCGGATGTCACATCGTAAATCCAGTCGCTCCAACTTTGTTCCTGAGCGGGAGCTTCTTTGTGTTGATATGTTCCTACGTCGCGACCAAGGGCTTTACGTTCTTTTGCAAGTTTGGCATCAAACTCTAGTTTTCGGTGTATGTCTGCCATGTCTTCTTGTAATGTGTTTTCTAATTCTTCTTGGATTAATTGTTTGAGTGTTGCTTTTGTTAGTTTCATGAAAAAAACGCCCCTTAAATACTATAGTAAATAGTGCTTTTAAGTCGTTTCTTCTTCTTTTTCGTAATAATCGGCAGCATTTCCTGTTCTATCATCAAATTTACGAATAATCTCTTCGTCCATAACTTCTAAAACACGATTTCGAAACTTTTCATCTTGAAGTTTTTCAGTCCATTTTGCGGCTTGAAACTTTTCGCTAGTGTCATCTTCGTAGCATAGCTCAAACCAAGCACCAGATTGTTTTAGATGGTCTGAGCCTTTGATTGCGTCTAACCAACTTTCTTCATCCTGAACTCCAACTTCGTCGCCCCACAAAATCTTAAAATTACAATTTCGCCCTTGTGTGCCGAACCTAGATTTCTCCAGCTTAACTTTTACTTCTGAGCCAATTCTAAATCCTTTGTCATCATAAATAAATGAATTCTTTGCTTTTCGGCCAGTGAGCCAAACGCGAAGCGAATAAGCATAAATCATTGCTTTTCCGCCAGGAGTGAAATATGGCGTAGTTAAAGCTTCGGCAATATTGCTTGTTATGTTTGTTTTAAGTTGATTTAAAACTAATAATGTAGATTGGCTATTTGCAATTGGCACTGTTAGCTTTGACATTCCCTTTGAAAGGATACGAGGCTTAACTGCCATCGACGACTGGGGATTGAAATCTCCTTCAATATCAGAATTTGATGGTGTTAGTGCCAATGAATCCCAAATGAAAAGCATTCGGTTTTCATTGTTGCCAAGCAACTCTTCAATTGCTCCAAGCACAAATTCTACTGAACTGGCTTGCACATAGATTATATCTTCTACATTGCATCCAGCCTTTTCTAAAAAGCCAGGATCAATCGCGGATTCAGAATCAAAGTAAATTACATCAATGCCTTTCTTTTGAGCATTGGCGGCAATTTGTGCAGCCATGTATGATTTGCCTGTAGATTCCAATCCAGCAATCTCCACAATTTTTCCCACTGGAATTCCTGCTAGTTTTCCTCTACATGTAATAGAGTCGAGCCAGCGAGATCCGGTTGGAATCCAATCTTTTACGATTGTTGGACTGTCTTCATTTAAATTGTGCGCAATATTCATGCCAGCTTTCTTATTAAGGATCTTGCGCATATCCATGCTTGAAAGCTTGCCGACTTTTGTTGTTTTTACTTTAGCCATAATTATCCTATTAAAATGTACATTGAATGATAAACCTGTTTATCAAAAAAACTACTTCACAAACCATTATAGACTTTTCCTTCCTGTTTGTCAAATAAAAAATAAGGGGGCGAAATTCGCCCCCTTACAGGTTAACTACCAAGGAGGTCTGCAAATGCTTTGTCAACAGAATTTGACTTCTCGCTGCCACTATCATTATACTTGGTAGTTTCAGATGAAACTTCTTCTGAGTCTACGTCCCCCAAAAGAAATTCATCAAGCATCGTTTGTACTTCATCGTAGGTTTTACGACTGGGTGCAAATAATTCTTCAAAATCTGGAATGTCTTCCAAAACTTCGCGACACTTTTCAGGACCATCGGGACAAAGCTGGGAACTTCGTCGGCGGGGAGTGATTGTCGTCACAGGAAAAGAAGCGCCGGCTGGCTTTCCATAAGTAATAACAAGATCAATGCCGGCTTCTGGGTCTGTAACATCGCCATATTCCGGGTTTAGAACTAGATTCAAAAGCGTTTCATATACTTGCTTGCCGAAGCCCCAGACGCGTACGCCTTGGTTTTCTTCGCCACGCACAAGAACTGGTGCGAAAAAGCGTTGTCGAGCGCCCAATTTTTTAGCCATTCGTTTGCTCTCTTCTGTTCCTTCTTTCCAAAGATTGCGAACAAAAGAATCCAAAGGGCAATCATCGCCAAAGTTCTTCTTTGGGCTCAAAAATCCAGGATTGTCTCCCAGGTTATAATGAAACCAATAATCCTTGAACGGATCTCCATCTTCAGTGGGAATGATTCGAATGGTCGATTCTCCATCTGCTGGGCGCCAAAATCGCGTTTGAATACCAGTTTTACCGTTATTTTTAAGCGTAGTAAGCCGCTCTTTCATTTTTTCCATATTAATTGACATAATAGTTTTTCTCCTTCGTTAAAGCCAGAATGATAACTCTCTCATTCTGCTATTATCAGTATATTTGAATTTTATCTCTTTGTCAAGTATTTTTTTTATTTTCTTGCACGAGAGTGCTGTTGGGGACACAATAGGCATAAGGTTGCTCATAGTTTGTTGAAAATATTCCATAGCTAACTCTCATTTTATCATGTTCTATATTGTTTTTAATGTATTTCTTAATTTTTTTCATTAAGGTGCCATCTGAGTCAAGTATTTTTTCTGGATATGCATAATAATACTTTTTTTCGCGCGGCATAGCAAGATCAAAGAATAGTCTCTCTTCTCCAGTTTCAGGATCAACTAGCCCAAAAGTAGACATTCGTGCAGTTTTTATTGAGGGTGTAAAATTATCCATTATGGCTTCAGAGTTATTAAAAACATTGATCATGTGCATAGTAGAAACAACCACTTCGTTTAAATAATTGTAATGTTCTTTAATCGGAACATCTCCGATAATTTCTGCTAAGATTGTATTGTCAATGAGATAGATTTTTTTAAAAACTGCTGATCGTGCATATTCTTGTAATACGTGAAAAATTAAATTTTCTTGTAAACTTTTTGTTTCAGATAATAAGCTTAAATCAGGTTTAATGTACAAAATATTGATGTTTGTATTTTTATTTTTTAATTGCTCTAATACACGCAATGAAGCGCCTGAGATGTTTCCAGAGCTTGTAATGAATAGTATATCATTACTCACCTCCTTGAAAAAAGCTTTAAAATTCGGGCATTTAGATTCATAAAGTTCTGGATTTTCTTGGCGCTCCATTGCGTACGAGTTGGTTTCATTTTTTAAACCAACATCTATTTTAAAAATCTCGTATTGAGGATATTTTTTAAATTTTTCGGCGATATTACAGCCAGCCTGGCCTAGGCCGATTATTGTTTTCATTCTTGCCTCTTCATTAATAATTAGTTAATGGACATTTAATATTTTCATGTCGCCGTAGTTTTTTCCAGCCGAGCTGTTCACTTTGAATTTGCCAAATTGTGTATTTTCAAATTTTTCTTTAAGTTCATTTAATAAATGCTGGTCCTCCTCAGAGAAATCAATTATAAGGGAATCGTGCATACAAAATGCAATATAAGATTTTTTGCCTTTAAGTTCTTCCCAGACTTTGATCATTTGTTGTAAAAATAAATCTGCTGCTGTTGATTGGATTATGTAATTTAATGCATGAAATTCGTCCGCTTCAATCTTTCTATTAAAACACGTTTTTACACTAGTTCCACCCCAATATTTATCTAAAATTTTGTTTCTGTCATATGCCTTGTTCGAAAGGGTATCTTTTGATTCTGGATTATATAACCAAGCGAACACTCTCTTTTTTGCTTCTTCTCGCGTGCCCGTTCCATCATATACATTTTTCAAATTCCATTCATGTAAATCTTCTTTTGGTTGTTCTTTTTCTAATAATCCGAGCATTACGCGAAGTTCTGCAGC